GATACCAGCAGACAATAACTATCGGAACTGTTTCATCACAGACCCCGACCATGTGTTTGTATCTGCTGACTATTCTTCTCAGGAGCTATGTATCATAGCTCACGGATCTAAAGACCCGGTCTTCAATCACGCTCTCCGTAATGGGCACGATTTGCATAGCGTCTGCGCAGCACTCGTGTTCGGGGAACGATGGAAGGAAGCCGCGTTGGACTCGTGTGCTTTTGAGCAAGGCTTCAAGAAGTGCGATTGCCCCGAACACAAAAAGCTTAGAACCGCAGTCAAGAGTATCAACTTTGGACTGGCTTATGGCATGGGGCCAAAGAAGCTATCAGAACAGATGGAGATATCTATGTCTGAGGCTTCTACTTTGATTGAAAACTACTTCAAGGCTTTCCCCAAGATTAAAGACTTCTTGGAGGGTATGTCTCGTAGTGGTGTCAAGAATGGCTACATCAAAACATTCAAGCCGTGGGGTCGTACCCGCTGGTTTGATGATTGGATGCCACGTGGTATGGATATGGCTACCAAGGGACGTATTGAACGTGTCAGCAAGAACACACCTATTCAGGGTACTGCTGCTGACATGACCAAGCACGCTCTTGTTCTTTGCCATGACTATATCAAAACCAATAACATCCCAGTTAAGCTCGTCATGACGGTTCACGACCAGATTGACACCACCTGTCCGCGTGAATATGCGAAGACGTGGGCTGCCAAGCTCAAAGAACTCATGGAGCAGGCAGCAGAGCATATCATGGGTAATGACCTACTGAAAGCAGAGGTCGATATCACAGACAAATGGAGCAAATGAAAGTATATGCCGAGAACTCGTTTGCTCGGTATGAGCATTTACCAATGCACCACCGCAAAATGTACTGGACTGACTATCTCAAGCGTCTGGTAGAGTTTGCACTTCATGACCCGGATATGAGTAGCTTAAAGCACGACAGTATCCTGGCAGAAATTAGTAGAGTAACATCGATAATAAGAATCCTTCAAAATGAGTCTAACAGCAGAACAGTTGCATCAAAAGCAACTCCGAAACCAGCAGATCAAACACCGTCTGTTCGAAGTACCGTTACCTTCAGCGACGCGAACCTACGGCCCAGTAGGAAACGCAGACCTGCACGACGTCGTGACGGAGCGTGTAAGACAGCACGGACTGACAATAGTAAATGAGGAGTTCTCCTCTGCACTGAAAGATCAGATCATGCTGTGTAAGCTGCACATCAGCAGCCCTGAGACACCAGGTATCAACCGGGTCTTTGCCTTTATGAACAGCTACAACAAGATGCGTAAGGTCAGCTTTGCATCTGGTGCAGTTGTCCTTGTATGCTGGAATGGCATGTTCTGGGGCGATGAGGGTACGTTTGCCCGTCGCCACTACCGCAACGTGTGGGATGACATCCACGCTGCTGTTGACACACAAGTCAACAAGATGCATACGGACTTTACCAATCTGATGGAGTTCAAGCGTATGTCAGAGCAGCAAAATATCACACCGAAGTCTGTCGCGTCCTTGGCTGGACGTATGTACTTCGACGGTATCCTGTCACCACGCATGCTCAGTGACCTCAAGCGTGAGATGCACAACTCAGAAGAGTGGGGATTTAAGAAGACCGACGACGGCATCTTATTGCCTGACTCTTTGTGGAAGTTCTACAACAACTGCACAGAGGCAGCTAAGCGTGCCCCTGCCCACGAGACTGTAGCTGTCCATAGTAAAATCACTAAGTTCTTGGCTGATGCTGCTGGCTTCAGTATGAACTAATGGACATACGTCAAATCAAAGCCTATCAGGAGATACTCGAGGACGTCCGCGCACTATGCAACGACATCCTTGAGACTCCCCTGAGAGGCAAGTATCGTCTGTATCGTTTCCAAACTGCATATACCCTTGAGGATATGGAAACACAGGAAACTATCCTCTTCCGATCTGAACTCAAGCAGCTTATTAAAGCCGCTAAAGAGATGGGTATAGATATGAGAGAAATAATCCTTGATTTATAATGGCACATGCTTATCATCACTCTCTTAGTTCTGCTCGTCGCTTCCGTGGTGACGTGCAAGACTATCTTTCTATTCACGAGTGGATTGATGGCTCTAAGATTACTTTTAGTGACCATCGACATCGTGCTCTTCGGCACCATAGTTTTGGTGTATATGAATGCGAAGAGAAGTTCGGGAAGACCATCCTGAACAGTGCTGGCATCGAGGTACCTGTTAGGACCATCGCCGAACAACACATCATTGAAGACTTGGGATTCGTCCCAACAGTACAAGACTGGCTCAAGAGCATCGATAAAGAGTTCTGGATGACCGGTCGCAAATTGAATTTAGATGAACAAGATTCCGAGAGAAGTCCTAGACGCCGTAGAAGACCTGTACAAGAACAGCCAGGTTGACCCACGGGAATACCCTGGTGTCTACATCTACTGGCAAGGCTGTGGCGACAGCGGAGGCATTGACGATATCCTTTTCATGAGTAAAGATGGATTAGATTTCGCTAAGCACAACGACGAGTGTCCTCCTCGCTACAACTTCAGACCAGATACTCCTTATCCAATAGATAAGATGTATGCCTGCCGTACCGAGCGCAGTAACTACGACAACATGGACAGGCTTGTACCTATTGCAGGTAATCACCGTCACGAGTTGACGATTGACGAGTGGGTATACCGGCACTTTGATGTGTGTGAAATCAATGACGGCGGCTTTGCTCACGTCTTCATTGAGATGCCACATGGTAAGGTGTGGGGTAGCAGCTTCAACTGGGTACAGACGGAGGAGGAAGTACGATTCGATCGCTATGAAGATTGACCAGCGACGACTGAAACGTCAGCAGGAAGTCATTGACAAATGGACTCAAGCGGGGCGACGAGGGACTTTGGAAGCCGTTACTGGTTTCGGTAAGACCTTCGTTGCTTTGCTTATCCTGCAAGAGATGAACGAGAAGCTACCTACAGGCACTTCTCTTATCGTAGTGCCAACACAAAACCTCAAGCAGCAGTGGGAAGACAGCATCAATGAGATGCATATTACTGGTGCTACTGTCATGGTCATCAACAGCGCTGTGAAAATGAATCACAACGTCGACTTGTTGATACTTGACGAGGTTCACAACTACATGTCTGAGGTATTCCGTGGTATATTTGCGTGTACCGATTACCGATACATCCTCGGGTTGACTGCAACCCTTGACGCTGAAGACCCTAGGTTTCACGTCATCAGTCAAGCCGCTCCGGTTATCGATACGATCACCTTGCATGAAGCTGTGCGCAACGACTACGTGTCACAGTTCCAAGTCTTTAACCTTGGTCTACGCATGAGCGAGAACGAGGAGAAGAATTACAAGCTGGTAACAGACGACTACTACAAAGCGTTTGCTATCTTCAACAACCGGTTTCACTCAGCAATGCGCTGTATGACTGACCGACAATACCTGTCTGTATTCACTAGAAACTTGGCAGGATGGGATGAACAACAGGTACTGAACCAGGCCCGTGCGTTCAACCGAGCAATGCAGAAACGTAAGCAGCTCATCTACAAGAGTGCTACGAAGCGTGAAGCAGCGAAGAAACTCATCGAGATATTTGATGTACCCACCATCACCTTCTCCGAGAGTGTAGACTTCGCAATTCAAATGAATAAAGAGACGCAGCCTTGGGGTGCAGCATATCATTCAAAGATGTCCAAGTACGCTCGCCAGAACGTATTGGATTCTTTTGCTGACCTTCGGACAGATACACGTGTGATTCATACTGCACGTGCATTGGACGAAGGGTTTGATGTAAAAGGTATAGAGCTGGCTATTGTGTGTTCCGGTACGAGCACACCTCGACAAGATTTGCAACGGACTGGCCGTGCAATCAGGTTCAAGGAGGGCAAGACCGGAGTGATTATTAACCTTTATCTGAAAGACACTCAGGATGAAAAATGGCTTAAGAAAAGACAAAGCAAATCAGCAAACGTCCAGTGGGTACACTCCATTGAGGAGCTTCTCGCAAAGTGTAACGACTCTTTACTCAGAAATCCTATTGCTAGTTAAGTCTGGCAAGCGGAAAGCGGATGACGAACCGTGGCAGTTTCAGCTGTCACTGAGTGAAGAGTACAACCTAGAAGCAAGCCTTGAACAGATTCAAGGAGAGCTAAAGGACGTACGCAATGTTGAACAAGTAATTGCTATGACGGATGGTATACCCGCTTGATAAGTACGTTGACGTACTACTGAAGCTGGACATCAGCCCCATTCAAGTACTGTTCTGCCAAATCATATATGAACGGCGACATGACCTACTCTACAAGATTGCCCAAGAGGGGCAGATATTCCCCAAGAAATACTTGGACGATCTTGTAGAGAAGGGATTGATTGTAGATACAAATCCTAACGAACATTCTAAATACGCAGATTTCTATGAAGTTACGGACAAGTTTGTTCAGGCATTCTACGCTGTTTCGACGACTGACGGTGAGGAGTTTTGGCGTGCATACCCTGCCTTCATTACCATCGACGGTAAAAAGATTCCCGCTAAGGCAGTCAACAAAGAAGAGTTAGTCAAGTGGTACCACAAGCATATCGGCAGCATGCACGATCACAACAAGGTGATGGATGCGCTGAAGTTTGCTAAGGAACGTAAGCTTATCAGCATGCGTATCGATAAGTGGTTACAAGCTGAGACCTTTGTTGACCTGTGGGAAATGATGAAAGATGTACCTGTAGAAGACCTACCACATGACCGAATCCTCTGAACTCAAAGTAACCCCAATGGCTACTGTAGTCGAGTCTACACAGACTACGATTCACAACTACATGGATGGCAAAATCCCCGTAATGAAAACACGGTGGGATAAAGTCAACAAGATGCTGTTGGGTGGTATGCAGTTCGGGATGGTCTATGTCGTAGCCGGTGCATCAGGTCACGGTAAGAGTATGTTTCTAAACAACCTCATCCGTGACTTCACATCAACTGCCTACAACAAGTTTGACAAACCAGTAAAGATCCTGCACTTCTCGTTCGAGATGTCTGCAGAGATGGAGCTTATGCGGAGACTGTCCTCACTTGCTGAGGTGCCTCTTGACCGTATGCTACACGCAACGACAGCTCTGGACGATGTGGAACGTGTAATGATTGAAGACAAGCTGCAGCAAATCGATGAGCCGTCCATGTTCTTTGTTGAACAACCAGGCAACAGGCTACAGATTGCTCGTGCTATCGCATCATTCATCAAGACTCATGGCGATTGTCACTACGTCATCTGTCTTGACCACACTTTGCTTGTGACACCTATGCCCGGTGAGAACGAGATACAAACTCTCGCGGAACTGGGTAAGATGTGTATCGAAATTCGTAAGCGCTTTGGCGCTATGGTGGTGTTACTCTCTCAGCTGAACGACAAGATCGAGGGTGAGAGGAGACGTGACCCCGATACACCAAACCTACATTACCCATTGAAGACTGATATCCACGGCAGTAAGCAGCTGTATCACGCTGCTGATGTTGTCATGGTTATACACCAGCCTTCTCTATTGGGTTTAGAATCGTATGGCAGGAAGAACCTGCCTACAAGAAACCTCGTAGCACTACACTGCCTCAAGAACCGACATGGTCAAGCAGGTATTACGCTACTCAAGAACAACTTAAGACATGGAATCTTTGAAGACTGGGACGGTGGAGATTCGCCAGCACGTAGAGACAACCCCTACGGTCTCTAAAAACTTTGTGGTTGGTACTATCCTCTGTGCCAAACATCAGATGGAACACTACCGACAATACAATCGGATGGATAACATCAGCACCTTCATTGTTATTGGACATCACAATGTGTTCAAGTTCATCGGCAAGAAGTACCTAAGTGTCTGTGACCCAGGTGATTTCACTGCTCACTCTGACGAGCATGTAGTTGATGACCCGGCAGTTATTTCGTATCTTAGAGATCAAGCCCAAAGGTATTTGGGCGGTCTGATACAAGAAATCGAAGAAGGAGTATTTGATGATTGAACCACAGAAAATTGTAGCGGCACAATCGCCGCAACGCTTGTTCATTTACGGCAAGCCAAAGGTGGGCAAGACTAGTGCAGTAGCACAGTTGCCCAAGCACTTGATTATCGACACCGAAGTCAAGGGTAACAACGGAGACCAACTTGTAGGTGGCACCTCGTACTGCGAGGGAGCTACAAGCGTAGTGGTTGACGGGCTACCAAAACTGAAAGAGTGCTTGACCTATCTGCAAGAGAACCCTACTACTCATGACTTTATTGTGCTCGATACTATCGACCATATCGAAGCGTGGGTGACTGAGGCTGTCTGCAGGTCACATAGCGTCAAGCACATTGGTGACATTCCACACGGCAAGGGCTGGTCTCTTATGCGTGGGCAAGTCATCGCCATCATTGAGCAGTTTGCTCGTGCATCTAAGCACATCATCATCGTTGGGCACCAGAAAGATGGGCATGACGAAGAGGGTGTCGAGGTGCAGAAGATCAACCTTACCGGTAAGCTTAAGACTCATCTCTGTTCTATCATGGATGGTGTGGGTCGTATTGTCCGTGAGGATAACAAGCTGATGGTTGACTTCAGGACTGGTGTAAACACTGACGCAGGGTGTCGTATCCCTACCCTTGCTGGTCAGCTTATTGAATTGAAGTGGGATACTGTATACCCTGATACTATCCAATAATGTACGGATTTGATGAACAGACGGGAGCTTCAGCAGGAGGCTCTCGTATCCCAGCAGGCATCACAGAGAATGTGTTCCTGAAGGATGTGATGTATGAACCCCTCAAGGCTGATGGCACCGGTGACGATGTTATCAAGTTCTTGTTCAGCGATACTGCAGGTTCTTCTTTTACTCACATCGAGTTTCCGATTGATGCTGATCGGCTAACCGAACTTGCAAAAGGCTGGGGCAAAAGCCAGGCCGATGCAGAGTCATACACCAAGCAGCAGTTCGATGCGCAGGGTGAGCGTATCAAGCACATCCTCTCATGCTTTATCCCAAAGGACAAGTGTGTGTTCCGTGCAGCCAACTTCAAGGAGTTTGCTGAGGGCGTTATGAAGATGGTAGGTGACACGTATGTGGACGTACCGTTGCGTGTAAAGATTGTCTACAAGAAGAACAGTCAGTACACCACGTTCCCGAACCGCGCTTTCAAGCCGTTCGTGCAGCCCATGCGTGAACCCAACCGCCTTGCTATTGACCCCAAGTGGGACATCGTGGAGGCAGCACAGCCAGATACTTCTGGTGATGCATGGGAGTCTAACGAAAAGGCAACAGCCAGTACAGCTGACGAAGCGCCCTGGTAATGTATCAGCTTAAGCCTGACCTAACTGCAGAATACATCCTCAGTCAATACAGTCAGGAGCAAATCATGGAGCACTACCTCGGTGTGCCCATCAAGCTTCGACGTAGGTTTCTATCTCCGCTACGGCAGGACAAGAACCCGACCTGTGGATTCTTCTACACCAAGGAAGGCTCGCTGATATTCAAGGACTTTGCTGGATTCTTTAGTGGTGGTTGCTTCAAGGTTGTCATGCACATGTACAACTGTAGCTTCCATGAGGCACTAGAGATCATAGCAAATGACTTCGGATTGATTGATGGGGTGCGGGTAGAACGAGTAGACTATCCGCACCTCGTCACTTTCCAGCGTAGAGAGACCATCATAGAAATCAAGCGACGCCCCTTTACCGATGAGGACAGAGAGTTCTGGACTCAGTTCGGTATCAGCAAGGCAACGCTTTTGCATTTCCGTGTACCACCTCTTGAAGCTGCATGGCTGAACGGCAAGCTCATCTATTCCTACAGGAAAGGTGACCCTGCCTATGCTTATGACTTTGGGGATGACCAGTACAAACTGTACTTCCCAAAGAGAAAGACCAACCGGTTCATGTGCAACTGCAGCATTGTCCAAGGTTATCAGGTACCCCGTGACCTAAGTGACGGGGTAGTCATTACCAAGAGTATGAAGGACGTCATGGTTCTTCATGAGTTTGGTATCACAGCTTTCGCACCGCAATCCGAGACCGTCTACCCAGACGACGAATGGGTTGCTGGTTTGTTAGAAGAAGCGCCCGTGGTAGTAAGTCTGTACGACTTTGACCGTGCTGGTGTAACTATGGCAAACTACATGCGGAAGAGGTATGGCATTGAGCCTCTGTTCTTTACGGACGGTCGGTTTGGTTCTAAGGACTATCAAGCCAAAGACATCAGTGACTTGGTGGAGCGATGGGGCAAGGATAAAGTATCGCAACTCGTATCTTTATCGTATGGCGCATATCGCAACGGTCATCGTACCGGAGTTCATCACACACGTGAAGATGAGCAACCGGCGACGGCCCACCTACTACACAGAGAAGGACAAGATTCCTAAAAAGTATCAGCATCCTACGTTTCATTTCGATAGAAAGGGACGTCTCTGCACTGATGACGGACAACCAATCATCCGCAATGCAAGGAGTGTAAATACTCCACGCATGAAGAAAATCAACGGGCAAGACTTTTACGCCGGTTCAACCCGGCCAGTCATGCGCGTAAAGATTGTGAATGCAATCAAGGATGCTTTCCGACCTTACCTTAGGAAGGTTCGGAAGATTCCTAAAAACAAGTTTCCAATTCAAATTAGCTGTGCCATGTTTGATGTGCCCGGTAAAGCTGACTGGGACTTAGATAACAAGTGGATCTACCTCAAGGTGTTCCAAGACTTGATTGTCCAGGAGAAGATTATTCCTGATGACAACATCAAGTATGTTAGCAAGGCCGCGAGTATGGAGTTCTTTCCCGTCGAGAACGAGGAAGACCGCAAGCTCGTCTTTACCATTACATCAGACACCAGGAAGCACACGTACTTCTATGTATGATTCATATCAGCGCGAAGGTTGTGGACGGACAACTCGTTCCACACGAAGACCTTCAGTTTCGTAACGAGCTTCGTAAGCTCGAAGGACATGACGTTGAAGTCACTGTCCAGTCAATACGTATACGCAGCAACCCTCAGAACAGATACTACTGGGGCACATTGCTGTACATGATTCGAGAAGAACTCGAACAGGCCGGCTACCAAGCAAGCGACTTAGCTGCTGGTGCGACCGGCAATCTAACACGTGATCTCGTCCACGAGGTGATGAAAGATCTCTTTGCTAAGCAGGAGATATACCATCCCGAGACAGGACAAGTGATTGCAATAAGTAAAAGGTCTACCCGTGATATGTCGACGAAGCAGTTCAAAGACTACATCGACAATATCCGGCAGTGGGCTGCAGAAAATTTGAGTCTGGATGTACCAGACCCAACCCACCTTTATTCATTATAGTAATGGGCAAATTGAAAGAGTACTACCACGAAGAAATCAATCGTGGTATGAACGGCGATGACCAAGAGTATGCCGTCAAGAACATGGTCAACATCCAACGAGCAACTGCTGCTTGGATTGCGGGACAGATGATTACCACAGAGTGGATTCAATTGGTTATGCGTGAGGTTACTGACTTCGAGAATATGCACGACCCATGTCAACCGAAGTAAGCCGACAGGAGCTACACGAAGCCTTAAGGCAAGATGCTCCATACGATCACGGTAGTCTCTATGGCTACCATAGCATGAGTGCGATGTGGGCTTGCGGTACAAATACGACTTATCGGTTTGGTATCGAGGCAGAGAAAGAAGATGATGACGGACAGAACATGTGCCGCTGGTATCAGGGTGACCGAGAAGAGTTGCTGCCGAACAAGTGGCGTGCAGAGCGTGACGGTTCGCTAGGCTACAATGGCTTCGAGCTGATCAGCCCGGTCTATAACCTCAAAGCAGACGCGTGGAAGCAAGACTTGTCTAACCCTGTGCTAAACTACCTCATCCACTGCAAGACGAGCTATCGATGCGGTGGGCACATCACGATTTCTGTAAACGGA